GCCATTGCGTTTTCCGCTTTCGTATGGAAGTCTATGTCCCTGGGCGCGTCAACGACGTTTACAACGTCGGACACGTACCAGTCCATAAGAGGACGAACAAGGTCGTAAACCTCCAAATATTGAGATATATCTGTAGGACCAAATGATACGTCCGACGTGTCCTTTTGAGAGAACACGGCTATCTCAAGCAGTACCGTATGCCGGCACTTATAAAGCATCTGTGTCGCAGGACAATTAGTGAATAACGCACTAAAAACGTTTCTAGGCATTGCTGCGTTAGCAATGACATCGAAGGTTCCTATGTTGCCATTGACAGCTGCCATAGTGAAATTGGAGCTGTTCGACATAAGGTCTGGTTTACACAGGAGTGAAAAGTTTCTACCTACAGGAAACGTACTTTTGCACGGGGCATAGAGCACGTCCTGCATGTTTGGGTAACCATTTTTAATATAGTAACCCGTAGCCATATTCGTGACGGTTATTTCACCGCCAGGATAATAGGTCGGTCCAACATATTCAAATTCGAACCTTTCAGCAGTAACTCGCAGGGCGCGCAAATCGGTAATGAGTTTCGCGTACCAAGAAGGAACTTGGCTTACTCGGGCAAAATTGACGTCGGTCACGGTGAGAGCACCGTTCCAACCAGCAAATGGCTGGAAGAGGAATTGGAAGAGGCCGTTGTTAGATGTGGTGATGCAGAAGTCATCAGTGAGCAGGCGTGTGCAAGTGGGCACCTCTAAACTAAGAGGTACCCTCACACTTGGGTTTCCAGCTGGATTAATGATGGCAGAAAACCATGCATTATCAGCACCCGAGCCAGACCGGACGGGTTTCGCCCGGTTGGCGCTCATTGCACTCAGAGAACTCATACATTAATGGGCAGGCCGGCAAGCCGGGCGCCCTTTCTAACTACAGCCGTCGCAAAGGATTGGACAAGTGGATTTTTGAGAATCTGCAGAGCTTGACCCATGTTTGGTATATAGTCTTGAAGCTCACCATAACTGAGGACCGACGCCATAACGTTCAATCCTTCTGACAATTGTGTCATGGATATCGGCGAAGGGCCGACATTTGTAACCTGACTGAAAGCGTCGTTATTAGGCAACGCTTCCATGTGCAGGAACAATCGTGCTTTGATGCACGCCGTGTTAGGTGAGAGACCAGCCCAGATTGCTGCCAACGAGGGCAGAGCCTGGGTGTTTCCAGGAGGGAAATAGACCAAGTCATCGTTATCCATGGGTCTCCACAGCATATAGCCGCCCGTTTTGGCGCGACCCTCAGTAGAATAAGGGGAATTTTCCAGTGGCCCAATGGTACAAGTACCAGTGCCACCAGCAGTACCCCAATCCAGTCCAGACGGTGTTTGAACCCCGCTTGAGCCATCTCCACGCGTGTAAGTGGTCATACCACAAACACCGCCATCGTTTTGAGTAGCTCCAATAAACTCGAACTGAACGCCCATAGCAACAGGGCGAATTAGTGCATAGTTCTGGCTAATCGACGATATAGCAATTGCATTACTCGTGGTCCAGGAGAA